CTTTAATCTCTGATTCTGTGAATTGTGTTTTATACTCACTTGCTTCATCATTACTACCTACAAGTTTCTGATTATCATAATGAACATTTAGATAACCAGTTGCGTGGTCAATAAGTTGTACATAATAAAGCGGTTCTTGCTCTACTTCATACTCTCCCATCCACGCACGTGCGAAAAGCTCTTGATTAGATGCTTCCCATAGCCACCCACGCATTTTTCTATCTAGTGGCAGTTCTTTAACCAACTCATCTGTATATGTCTCATAGTTAATCGCTACGGCGAGGTCATACTCATTTTCTTTGAAGGTATTTATTGCGTCAGCCGCAAGTTTCGGAATAACTGGCAACGGTGTTAGCAAAATCAAATGTCCTCCAAAAATCCAGCTGTCTTTACACCCTTCGTCAATTAGATACCACGTATCTGGACTTAAGTCTTTAAATTCTTTAACAACCCCATCTATCAGTGAACCTTCTCTAATAAATTGAACTTTATCGCCTTCTTTAAATTGCATTGTTTTCCTCCTCTAAACCCATTGAATTCGCTTATCTTCCAACGCCGGAATGTTATAGCATATCCAGCAACAGCCTCTATTGAATGATGTTGTATGTCCTAAAAATTTGATACGTTTCTTGAATATCAATATTGCTAACTTATCGCTGTATTCTTGAAAAATCGTTGCTCGCTTCTCAGTTTCGAGCGTTGCGAGCGGTAGCAATAACGCAAATGACTTGATTTTATTCTCTTTTATTAGTCGAAAACTGCGCTCAATAATTTCATTTTGATTCGAAAATGGCGGGTTGCTTATCATCAAGTCGCAATTCGCTGGTGGTTCTGTAGTAAAAAAATCATTACCTAAATCATCAAAAATGTGCGTTGCTTTATACTTTAGATTTAGTTCATCCGCTCTTAATTTAAATTCTGAATCATAGTTGTTAAATGGGAACCAGATACTTTTAAAAGAATCAATATCTATCAAGTTGTAGATGTCTTCAACAACATAACGAGGTGTTGCAATGTGATCTTTATCCGTTTTATGCTGTTCGTATATTTTCACGTCTGCACCTCATCCCTTTCCGCTAATTTAGCTTTACCTTTTTTAAATTTCATTGTTTTCCTACTTAATCTAATCCTTCATATAGACTTTTTGAAAAATCATTCTCATCTATGTTCTGAATACTATTGATTGCATCAACCAATTTCGCCTTTGTTTCGAGACAAGGCTTATAACCGTAACCTACGTACCTAATAATTCTTTCAAATGTCGATATCGGGAAATTAAGAGTATTGTCAACCACCAACCTTTTGAGATGTAAGTGTTCAAAAAATTGGGGATGAATTACTATCCGATGCTCCCCGTCAACAACGTATCGTGCTACTTTGGTAACAGTAAAGTCAAAGTTACTAATAACCTCTTCTGGTTCCCCAAAAACAGAGCGAACTAACTCTAATTGGGTTTTTGACGGAATGTGTATAAAGGCGACGACTTTACCAGTTTTATACACAAGTTTAATATGGTTTGCATCGCTAGCACATTTCTCGGTGTAATAATGAATTGCGTCATTTAGGTCTTTTTCGTTGCGGAAAAACATGTCAATATCCTTCACTTTTTCATGATTAAAAATATTTTTAAAACAGCCTCCCGCTATGAATCCATCGTGACCTTCTAGGAACTGGTCTAGGAAATTGATTTCGCGGTATTGTCGAGCTTCCTCATGTTTGTAAATCATAATTTTCTCCCCTTCTCAATTCTGCGTTTCGTTCCATCCCTAATCGAAATCCACCAATTCCAGCGAATAGATCTAAAAAGTTCACGTCTGCACCTCGCCCCTCTCCGCTAACCATTGTTGCGTTTCTGCTAAATCTTTTTCATAACTTTCATTTATTAGCCGTTTTAATATTTCAATTTGAAAATCTAACTCATTTCTTTTTTCGAGCTGAAATTGCAACATTTTTTTCAGTCTGCAAATTTCGATAGTGTTGTTTATACTCACTTGTTCGCTCCTTTCAATGTCGAAATCCATCGTCCCAATAATCGTCTACTATTAGCGGATTTTCTACGTTCATTCTTTAACCCTCATTTCGTAAGTAAAATAAGACCTAACAGCAAGAAGCTGATTACTCTGACAAACAAAGTAGTTTGTGCTAAAAATAAGTATCCTAATACTAAATTTTCGTGTTTTTTCATTTGTTCATATGCTCCTTTCGTGGAATTACTAATCCATTTCTTTTTCGAAATAGATACAACGTTTTTTCGTGCACCCCGCAAATATCCGCAATTTGCTGGTCGGTAAAAATTTCGCGGTAGTCAAGGTACTCGTCAACTGTCAATTCAACTCGGCGTCTTGTATTGTCGTGGAGTTCATCGAATTCGTCGGGGTCCTCTAAGCTCATTAACGCAATTCCTAAACGCTTAATTTCCGCGTTATTTTCGTTGTCTTCTGCAATACATAATTGCTTTATTATTTCCGTTCTTTTTTTCTTATTTTTAGCGTTCAATTTAGCGTTTCCCCCTTTGCGACTCGCCAGCGAAGTGGACCGCTTGGCACTGATCGCGCATTCTGTCAAATAATCTCGCGTCGAATACATGCGTCATTTCTTCGATAGCCAAATTCGATGTATAAATCGAAGGTCGATTATTTGCGACGCGTTCGTTTATAATATTATGTAAATCGCCTCGAAACCCGTCCGTTGCAGTCCGCACGCCGATATCATCAAAAACGGTGAACATTGCTTTTTTCGCTGCTTGTATTTTTGCATAATACTGACTTGCCGACCTTTCTGCAATTTCTGCCGGTACATGTGGTCGAGCAAATTCGTTATATAATGTTTGCAGTTCGTTGACGTCTAGAAAATAAGCAGGTTGTTCAGGCGGGCGCACGCCATCGCTTATGTGCGAGTTGACAGCCGCAATTATATATTCATTTAATAGTGCGCTTGCTGTCGTTGTTTTGCCTGTGCCGGGCGATTGCGACCACAAGTATAGCGATTTCACTTGATGACCCGGCTTGCTAAACGTTGTAACATATCGTTCAAGTAGCGCATAAATTTCCGGTTGAGCGTTGCGCACAATACTATCGCTTAAAGTAGCGAACCTATAATCCGCGGGCACATTTGCGACCTTTTCGCGTGACTCAAGCAGCACTTTTACGGTGCTCGTTGGGCTAAGCTTATCGAGCTGTTTAAAGGATTTTAGAGCCATTTTGCCACCTCGTCCCAATCCGCGGGCGACTCCGCAGTCGCAACGCTTGCCTTCTTAAGATATGCCAGCTCTACACGCTGCCAAGTTTGCTTTTTATAAGTCAACATGAAGCCGAAGCTAATTCCGGGATACAGCGCAGTCGGTTTATATTCATTAAAACAGGCGTCAATGAAGTCTTTTAAAAATTCTTTTGAATGTGTGCCCTCTTTTTTTGCGGTGCCGATTATGCGCCCAACATGCCCCTGCTCTACCGCCCACTTGCCAAACGGCTGGTATTCAATACCATATCGGCGCAAATGCTCTTCTTGAAGGTATTTAGTGAAATCCTTCGTATTCCATTCAGAAACGTCTTTTTTTCTCATGCTCGACCTCCGTTTTAAAATGGTTGAGGAAGCTGTTTAATGCCTCTAACATTTCATACTGTGCTTTAGTGCAAGAACTACGCTCATAACTATCTCTTATTACTGCTCTATCGCCTTCAAGATGTAGGCTGCACCCGTAAGGCACAAAAGTTTCGTAATACTTTTCTAAAATCTTGTATAATTCTTCTGCGGTGATGTTGTAAGTCCGTGTTTCTAATCGTGATAAACTAATTTTCATTTTGCTGACCTCGATTCGCTTTTAATTTTTCCCCCATTGCCTTGCGTGTTTTTTCGTCTAATTTGCGTTTTTTATACACGGACACAACTACGTCGGGAAGTTCGCCTTCTAACGAAATTATGCGCTCATTTTCCTGTACCAACCGGGGATTTTTCACTAAGCTTTTGTATTTATTGATGTGCTTTCGTACATTTGTGTATAAACGCCACTCACCTGTATCATGCTGATAATGTATAACGGTTTCTTGGTCGCTTAACTTATACGTCATCTTTATGCGCTCCCTTCGTGCATAGTAATGCGAAAACTGCAAATGTTAAAAATACTAATGCGATAAAACTCATTTTGCACCGCTCCTTTGGCTCGAATATTCTACGTCGAATTCCCTGCAAAAATTTTCAAGGGCAATTTCGTTTAGCCGTTCGTTTATTACTGCCAGAGATGTAAGACTATCTTTTATGCAATGTGTTAACTTCTGCAAGTCGTCTTGTGTTTCAACTTTAACACCTATAAGCTCTTGCCCCGCGTAGAATGTGATTAGGTTTGCAGCATAGTAGCATTCATTTTCATTCATAAGCGGCCCGCTTTCCCGCCGCAAACATGGCGTCGGCTACGTAGCGGTTTGTTTCAGCTTTTGCTGCTAAATATTTTCTACTATCAGCGCCCCCGAGCATTTTCATAAAAGCCTTATTTTCTTTAAAAATCAGCGTTATATAAGTACTATCTTTATCAAGTTCTAGCATTATATTATTGTAGTTATTCATGACGCCATTCCTTTCTAGAAGAGATTTTTGTTTTAAAAGGTATGACCGTGCGTTAGCGCGGTGTACTTTGAAGTCTAGTTATAATAGAGTCTAGTTATAATGAAGTATAGTTCGTATGGTATATTTACCAGGGATACCATGGTGTTTTTACCACCCCCACTATGGCATATTTACCAGGGTATACATGTTAGATAATTGCTTCCCGTCAGTGCTTAGGCGGGTTTCAACTTTTACATATCCGTATTCTATAAGATGTTTTAGCGCCTTCCTGAACGACTTGTCACTTATGCGTGAAACTTTCAGTAATGATTTTTTGCTCGGATAACATTGTTGAGTTTTGTTATTTGCGAATTTACAAAGTGCTAAGTATAGCGCTAAGTCTTGTAAATTTAAACGCTCATCTTCAATTACATTATTTTGTATCTTAGTAAATGTACTTCTCAATGCCTCCCTCCTTTACGACTTAAGCCGCATATTTCACGACAACTATTGACTATAAACTGTAAATTTGCTAATATGTAAGTACAGAGCGACACACAAATGATTTAAAAAGATGTTCCCCAACATTTTCATTTAAGTATTTTTGTGCCATTCATATTAACTACACTTAGTTTAACTGTAAATTTACAGATTGTCAACTATTTTATGTAAATTTACAGGTATAATTTCGTGTGAATAGTGAGGATTGTTGACATGACTATTGTTGAGCGTATTAAAAAACTTTGTTCTGCACATAAAATTACCATCGCAGAATTAGAACGTCGAACAGAATTGAAAAATAGTACTATATATCGGTGGGATACTAATAAGCCCTCAATTGATAAAATTCAAAAAGTTGCCGATTTTTTCGATGTTTCTGTCGATTATTTGCTTGGGCGTGGGTCTGACGCTGAATTCGAAGCTTTTCAAGACGACCCTGAACTGCAGTTATTCATGCGTGAATTAGCCGACAGCCCCGAAGAGCGCCTTCGCCAACTGCGCGGAATTTGGGAAGTGCTAAAACAAGAACATAAAAATGACTAATTGATTTTATTGCTAAAATCTCTGTTTCGTATTAAAATAAGAACAAGTGTTCTGTTATTAATTACGAAGGTGGGATTATATGAATTACTTAGATGATATGATTTACAGAATTTATGAAAAACTAGAGATAGAAGCCGGAAACGTATTACCGCATAACGTCTGCGCAAAGTTAAACCTTATATTGAGATACGCGGATGAAGCTAGTTTTCACGGTTATTATGAAGGAACTTACTATATAATACTTAACGAAAGTAAAACGCAGCAAGAACAGTTATATGACTTTGCGCACGAGCTTGGGCACTTTATGTTACACGCGGGGAATCAGTTTAAAAGTCGACAGGTTTACATTGACTATCAAGAAAAACAAGCGGACAATTTTGCGGAAAGGTTCCTTGTTCCGCTTCACCTACTGCGCAAAGTCGACTATGAGAAAACTCGTGCGGAAGTACTTTATTATGTTATGCAAAAATTTAATGTTTCTAAAAAATTAGCGAAAAAAAGACTTGAATTATATGAACGTACTATATATGAACAAACAATACAGAGCTATCATTGGTGAGGTGAATTTATTTGTTAGTAGATAAAATTGAGGCGCTTGCTGAGGCGCAAAAACTTTCTATTACAGTACTTGAAGAAAATCTGGGCATTGCTCGCGGCTCCATTCGCAGGTGGCGCGTTGTAGATCCCGGCATAAGCAAAGTAAAACTAATTGCTGACTATTTTCATGTGCCCGTTTCGTATCTGGTTGATGACACGCAAAATATTACGGATGCTGCAAAAGTATTAGCGTTGTTAAGTGAAAGTGCTTTTACAGACGAAAACTACAATGATATAATGAAGTATATAGAATTTATAAAAATGAAAACGAAAAAGAAATGAGGAATTTATTTGAAAAAGGGAGTTATAGCTTTAATGCTGCTAATTAGCGCTATATTGCTTGTTGGCTGTAATGCTCAATCTAACACAGAAAACGCTAAAAAAACAGAACGCTATGGCGACGAGATTAAAGAAAAGACAAAGACAAGCGATAACACTATTAAAGCGAATATTGACACAGATTTACCAAGCGGTATGTTATTCGAAATCTCGGCAAAATCCGAGGATGGTACCACTTTAGAAAAACAAACCGGTGAAATTGGTGTTCTGGGCGGCATTAAAGGAACTTTTGAGGACGTTAAGCCGGGCAATTACACACTTACATATACAACATTGCCGCTTGAAGAGCAAAGTAAAAAAGTGCAAGAAAAAATAAAAGAAGCCGACAAAACTTTCGATGGACAGTTTATTAAAAATGGCGTATTGAATAAGGTGGAAACTGTTACGTTGACGGGGAGTGATAAAGAAGACAAGAAAGAATCAGAGAATGTCTCATTTAAAGACGAGGCAGAGCAAGGCAGTGAAAGGTATACAGCTACCGCAGGGAAAATTTTATACAATAACGATACAACAAATATTACAGGGCAAAGATACCATTTTTCTGGTGAAATAATACAAAAATTACAGGTCGATGGAGAGTCCGCATGGCTTGTAAAAAATGACGTCGGTTATGTAATGCCTGTTTTTTCCGAAGACTTTGACGCGGCTGTTGGCGATAATGTAGAAATTTGGGGAACGCTCACTGGCGATGGATACCAAGCTTCTGACTTTAAAGTTGATAATATTGTTGGTATGACAGGTTCTATGCGTATTGTTCAATTAAATATAAATGGAAAAGAAATTCAATAAAAAATGAGCCCCGGCAAATGTGTCAGGGCTTTTTATTTGGTATTACTGTTCTGTAAATACTGTATATATCAGATACTTCATATTCTTTGACATACTTATTTAGTACTTTTTCTGATGCTAGTCCGCTGAATAATTTTTTTACTGCCCCTTCCTTCCCCTCAACATAACAAATATATTTAAAATCATTAAATGAATATACTCTCATATCATAACCTCGCAAAAAACAATATCTTCTATATTAATATCAAATATGCGCTCGTCAAAACGTTGTAGTTGAACTATCTGTTTTTCATAGTCGATAAAAACAGTCCTCGAAATTATCACTCTTGCAGTAGCGCTGACAACATTACGCAAGAGAGACAAAAACAAGGACAAGTGACCAGAGGGGTGAAACTCCCCTCCCTCTATTAAAAGTATATCACGTCTTTCATAAATTATGAATAAATATATCTGGGTTATATTAATTGTTATATGCGTTAACGGACTCGCTAGTTACTTTCAGAACACAGCATTGACCATCATTGCTATACTGACTACATTAGCTTGTTTAGTATATTTAATAAAAAATAGGAAGTGATTAATTATGACGAATAAAACGACCTCTGACGCGCAGTTGAAAGCAAATAAGGAATGGCAAAGCAAGAACAAAGAACATTCAAACTATTTAAAATCTCGTTCAGCTGCGCGTTCTTTTATAAAGAATAAAGCTACGTTGGAAGATTTGAAGGAACTTGAAAAATTAATTATAGAGGGAAAAATTAATCATAAGGGAATGATTAAGGATAAATGATGCACGCTAAGCACATGCTTGGCGTTTTTTGCATAAAAAAAAGCCCTAACGTGTGGTTAGGGTTGGTTAGGATTTTATATATTCGGTATTAAAGTTTCTTTTATTATATTAGGAAAGTATTCTTTACCATTACCTAACCTGTTTATAGTTTCTCTCACTTTATCTCTTAGTGAGACATTGGCTCTAGCTGTGCTAGACTTCTTAGCATAAAAATACATTATATCCGCTAATATCACCACAGCGACATTATATTCGACTGTCATTGATTTCATTATAACTTTTAGTTTTGGCTTATTATACCTTTCCTTATAAGCTAATTTCAAATGAACAGAAATAATATAAATCGGCAAATAAAGTGTTAATGCAAACGAAAGATTCATTCTTTTTTGTTTAAATTTAATTCTAGTTACAAGAACTAATGTTGTGTAATAAGATATGATTGTGGCTAAGATTAAATAAATGAAAATCATTATTTCACCACCCTATTCCTTAGTTTTTCCTTCATTATCTTTAATTTTCTTTTTTATACTTATTCTATTAAGACCTTTTTCTTCTAAAGGTTTTAATTTCTTTTTTTCTTCTTGTTCAACTAATTCATTTATTACTTTTGTTGAAACTTTTTTTGTTTTAGCGTTTTCTTCACTATAATCCTTAATAGAATACCAACTAGGTAATATTGGTATAACTGAAAAAGCAACTTTGCAAAAATATAAAACTATTGTATTGTCAACTAATTTATCTGAAAACAAAATCAATAGAATCAAAACCGCAAAAACAACAATATAACTTCTCATAATGATAACACTTCTATTATGGGATTGCTCAGATTTTGCATCTTTCCCATAAAAGGCAAGTAATGTAGATGAAACATACATTATTGGTAAACTTACTAAAGAATAAAAATTATCCATTCTTGCCCAAATAGAAAATAAAAGGACTACACCTGTTAAAATTTGCAAAACTAATTTTAAATAATTGTATACATCTGTATCGCTTTTCGAGCCATCCCACTCAGCGTTGTTCAATAATGCTCACCCTTTTGTTTATACATAACTATATACTAATATATACACTTTGAGCGTACTTGTAAACCTTTTTCCAAAATCAAAATCCAACGTCAATTTTGGTCAAATAGTACAATATCCTTGTATCTCCCATTTGGAAGATTTATAAAAAGATACAACCTGTAACTCAAAACAAATAAAAAAAGACGAATTTGACCCCTCGTGGTTCTTCTGTGACCCCTTTTTGAAACTAGTAGTTTCCATTTTAGAAAAAAATATTTTTTTGGTAAATATTTTAGATACAATAATGGATATCTTTATAGTAACTTATTTGGTAACTTTCAATGTATCACAAAAGTATCCTTTTTATACAAAAACAACCCCCGCAAAAGCGAGGGCATCAAACTAGATTTTCTTAACAAACTTCTTGTTTGCAGTTAGAAAATAACCGCTTTTTGTTTTTAAGCGAGGTGTTCCACCCTTTGTTTTCGCCATTCCGGCGATAGTGAAAATAGTCCCCGGAGGATATGTCCCGCCTGTTTTATGACTTGCTGTAAAGTCTACGGAATTGTATAAGTCGCACTGTACCAACGTTTTGATTTTTCCGGGGTTTTCGGTGTAGTAAGTGTTATTACTAGCAGGCGTATGAGGTTTCCCAGCTTTCAATTTAGCTAATAAAGTCGTGTTTTGTGAAGCTGTTCCAGAATAATTTTTAATACCATATTTAGCAGCAAGTTTTTTACGATTCGCAAAGCTGGAATCTAGTTTATTCATATTCATGTAATCAACTAATCCCAAGCTGCTATTACTTTGCGTATTTGGCTTAGCTGGAACATTTGCACTAGCCCCTTTACCAAAAGTATCTGTTCCATAGCCTTTGTATTCAAATTGCAAGTGCGGATTGTCAACAAAACCGTCCCAATCACCACCCCAAGTGAATCCTAATGCTTT